AAATTTAGTTAATAATTCTCTAATTTTTGGAATTCGTGTGGAACCTCCCACTAACACAATTTCATCAATTTCTGATTTTGATAATTTAGAATCTTGTAATACCTGTTCTACTGGAACCATCGTTTTATGAAATAAATCCATACATAAACTTTCGAATTTGGCACGAGTTAACGTCGTATTAAAATCAATTCCTTGATATATAGAATCAACTTCTACAGAGGTAGAAGTACTTGATGATAAGGCACGTTTAGCTTTTTCTGCTGCTGTAGCTAAACGTCTAATCGCTTTTTTATTATCATCTAATGATATTTTATGTTTTAGCTGGAATTCTTGTAAAAAATGTTGAACAAGACGTTGATCAAAATCGGAACCTCCTAAATGTGTATCACCTCCAGTCGCTTTTACTTCAAACACACCATCTTCAATATTTAATACAGATACATCATGAGTTCCTCCACCACAATCAAATACAATAATATTCCTTGACTTGCCATCTTTTTTATCTAAACCATATGCTATTGCGGCTGCGGTAGGCTCGTTAATAATTCTCAAAATATTAAGTCCAATAATTCTTCCCGCATCTTTTGTTGCATTACGTTGTGAATCATTAAAATAGGCAGGAACAGTAACCACACAATCAGTTACTTTATTTCCTAAATAACTTTCTGCTATATCTTTCATTTTACCTAAAATCATTGCCGATATTTCTTCGGGAGTAAATCGTTTAGTTTCACCTGAATATTCTACTTCTACTTTAGGTTTATTGTTATCATCTACTACATTATAAGATAATAATTTTAAATCTCGTTGTAAAAGAGGATCTTTAAACTCTCTTCCGATAAATCGTTTAATTTCATAAATCGTTTGTTTGGGATATTGATGACTAGCATTTTTAGCCGCATCACCAATTAATCTTTCCTCATCTTGAAAACATACATATGATGGTGTAATTCTATTTCCTTGATCATTTGCTATAATGTCGACATTCCCATTTTGAAATATTCCTACACAAGAATAAGTTGTTCCTAAATCGATACCAATAGCAGTTTTAGACATTATTTAATTATATAAGTAATAATCTTTTAACTTAATTAAGCTCTACATTTTTTTTATATAAATATTATATTTCATATTTATAAAATATGAAAATAAATGATATTTATTTAGGATTACACAATTCGTTTTATATACTTTTCGGTTTATCTTTAATCACAGTAGATTATATCTATTTACCATATGTTATAGTAACGTTAAGTCTTATTTTAATAGGATGGATTATTAATTACAACTGTTTTTTACGTGAATATGAAAGATTTATTTCGTGTTTTTTTGATAATGAATATGACCAATGTAACCATCTCAATAAAGATATGAACAAAACTGGTTTTGAAATATCTAGATATTTATTAGAACCAGCAACATTCGTTTTGATATTATTTCTAATTAGATATTATTACAAATATAATGTCATTACATTTGATAATCCATTATATAAACGTATCATTATATCAATATTCATTTTAGTTCTTAATATACTATTTTTATTATTAATTATACCAGTAGTTAACTATTATAAAATATATAATAATAAAAAACAGTTATATTTATATATAATATATTATCTTATTATTATTATCGTTAGTTATCATTATTATAAAAAAGTAATTATAAAAGAGTAATTATATTATTATATAATATTATAATATTATAATATGAAAATAACTGATATTTATAAGTTTCTACATGCACTTTTTACAGTATTTTTTATCTTATGTTTCTTCATAACAGATTATGCTTATTTACCATATTTTATATTATTTTCTTATTTAATTCTAATAGGATGGATTATTAATAAAAATTGTTTTCTTCATGAATATGAAGATTTTATATCATGTATTTATGATAATGAATATAATAAATGTGAAAATCTCAATAAAAATGTAACTAAATCACTTGGATTTTACCTTGATAAAAATTATTTTCAAATGATATTATTAATTTTATTATTACAAATTAGATATTATTACAACTATAATTTCATTACATTTAATAATCCATTATATAAACGTATATTAGTATCTGTATTTTGTTTAATTTTTAATATATTATTTTTTTTAATCCTTATACCAGTAGTTAGTTATCATAAAATATATAATGATAAAAAACAATTATATTTATATATTATATATTATCTTATTATTATTATTATTAGTTATTATTATTATAAAAGAGTAATTATAAAAAGTAATTATTAATTATGATAAATTAACCCATAAATCCATAATGTTTCCCATCTGATTTTTTTTCTATTTTTATAGAAAAGATCATTGTATCCTTTACATTTACATTTAATTAATACTTGTTTATTTTTATCTGTAATCACACGTTTTTGTGTATCTGTAAAATTTACTTTTAAGTGTAAAATGAATACAGAATATGTTTTGTTATTCCTAGATAATATATGTTTACCTAATGATAATCTTTCTTCGTCATTTTTACCAAAGAAATTATTAAATGCTCTTGCTACTGCTTTTGGTCCAGTTACATCTAATGCACAAATACCATAATTAGAATTTGTTATATTATACATTACTCTATAAATCATATGCAATATAATAGGATGTCGTGGATAACAAGCCATGAACGCATTATGATATCCACTTGATATTAACCAATTTACATCATTAACTAGAACTAATTCTTCATCAGGTTGAATAAAACTATCGAACGCTTTAACATAACTATGACCATTATCATTGTATATTCCTCCATAATAATATAATAAACATAATCGTAATATGTCTGATTTAAAAGCACCAGGTATAATCTTTTTATAAATAGAAATACATTTAGGAAAGTATTGATTAATAAATGCGTATCCTTCTTCATCTGATACATGTACTTGTGTATAATTTTTATTTATAAAAATACTATTTAGTAATACTTTTTTAATCTCTATAGGCATACTATCTAATTCAAATGGAGTTATTCTAAATAAAATAGGTGGAATTTTTTTACTTTTCATTGGTTTATAACTATGAAATACAGATAAAGATATAGTTTCGTTTTGTTGTAATTGATATGATGTATCTGAAATAGGTAATTTATATGTATATGTAGTAGGTTTACTAAATATAATAGAACTAAAAAAATATAAATACATACATATCATAATAATATAAAATAAAACTGAAAAAATGATAACTGATTTATTATTAAATATAAAATATAATATCATACATAAGAATAAACTATATAATGCTAATTTATATATTATTATAAAAATCATTATTAATATGTAACAATATTTTTAAATGTTATTTAATTACTATAAAATTTATTTTTGATATTTAAGCAATATTAACTTAATTATTTAATTTATTTAAGAAATAAGATATAATAATACGATGAAACTTATTACAGTTGCTACACATTCTGAATCATATTTTCCTTATTTAAAAAAATCGTGTGAAAAATATAATGCACATTTAGATATTCTTGGATGGGGTGAAAAATGGGATGGTTATATTACAAAATTAAAATTAGTAATGAATTATATACAGGATCTACCTGATGATGAAATTATTTGTTTTATTGATAGTTTTGATGTTATTATGTTACGACCCTTAGATGAATTAGAAAAAACGTTTCGTTCCTTTAATAAACTAACAGGACATAATGTGATAGTAGGTTATGATCAATCTCCTTCCTTATTTATTAATCAACTTACAACTATTCATTTTGGAACATGTCATGGTATTTTATTAAATTCAGGAACTTATATAGGATTTGTAAAATATATAAAACAAATGTTAAAAACGATATCTAATCATAGTAGTAAAGATGATCAAATTGCATTAACAGAATATGTACAAAAAAATCCACATAATATTCATATCGATACATCATGCATATTTTTTATTACTATAAATTATCCTATCGGAGATTTTATATGTGATGAACGAATTAAAATTGAAAATAAAACATTGTTTTATAGAGGTATTAAACCATTTTTTGCGCATGGTAATGGAAATACAAATATGGATAAATTAATATATAAATTAGGTTATAAAATAAATATAAAAATAAAAAGAGAAATACAAAATAATATTATTTCTATTCAATATAAAAAAGTAATTAATAATTATTTATATTTTTTTGTTTATCTTATCAACATTATTTTTTTTGTATTATTTTTATATAAAAATAATTACTGATTATTTCATGATATTTTTTGTAAAAGACATACGAGATAAGTAGTCATTCCAAATAAAATTCCACCCCATAATATATCGATTAACATGGTAGTCGTTTTCCATTCTTCAAACAAGATTGAATTAGTTGTGTCAAATACAGAATATACTAATAATCCTAGAATAATCGAATCAATCACTCTTCTAACATCACTTTTTGTTTCACTAAAAATAAAATAATATAAACAAAATCCTAATGAAAGATAACATATAATTAATGAAATGATTTTTATCTTGATAGGTTTATTTTGAATTAATTGAACTTGTTCTTGAAATATATCTTTCATTAACCATATAAATATTCCATCTAACAATCCTAATATCATCAAAATTAATATAAATGTTATAAATCCATTCATTTACTCATATAAATTAAAATAATATTAAAAATAATATATACTTGTATAAATTAATTATCTATTGGTAATGTTGGTATAGGACTTACTGATTCTATAAAATCAGACATTTTATTTTCTGTCGTTTTTGTCAACCATATAAATATTCCATACAATATTAATATGATTAACATTAATATGATCAACGTTACTGTCATTTACTTACATAAATTAAAAATTTTAATTTATATTTTAATTATTTAATGGCAATGTTGGTATAGGACTTACTGATTCTATAATAGTAGACTTTTTACTACTTTCAGACAATAAATTTTCAGACATGTTACTTTCAGACAATAAATTTTCAGACAATTTACTTTCAGACATGTTACTTTTATACAATAAATTTTCAGACATGTTACTTTCAGACATGTTACTTTCAGACAATAAATTTTCAGACATGTTACTTTCTTGTAACTCTTCTGTATAACTATAAAAACGAGGATTAGTTGGTAGTTTTTTTGATTTAAACTTATTATTGTGAATGATAGAATGATCATTATATTTATCTAATCCATATTCATCTAATGTTTCATAATTACTCATAATTCTTTTTATTTATCAACTTTTTAAATAAAAGATTTTTAAATTTATAAAATATTAAATTCTAATCTATATTAATTACATAGAATTTTTTGATTTTCTGCAAAATCCTTTACGATTACCTTTTTTTGATACCCATTTCATATTACGCATATTACATGCTTTTAATGATTTAGGATTTCGAGGAGAAGCTGATTTGGAACGGGATTTGGAACGGGATTTGGAACGGGATTTGGAACGGGATTTGGAACGGGATTTGGAACGACGGACTTTAGCAAGAGGTGATTTGGAACGAGCTTTGGAACGACGGACTTTAGCAAGAGGTGATTTGGAACGAGCTTTGGAACGACGGACTTTAGAACGAGGTGATTTGGAACGGGATTTAGAACGACGAGCTTTAGCAAGAGGTGATTTGGAACGGGATTTAGAACGACGAGCTTTAGCAAGAGGTGATTTGGAACGACGGGCTTTAGAACGAGGTGAATTAACATTTTTTGATTTTCTGCAAAATGCTTTACGATTACCTTTTTTGGATACCCATTTCATATTACGCATATTACATGCTTTTAATGATTTAGGACGAGAAGCGGATTTTCTCATAGATTTTCTCGCGGATTTTCTCATAGATTGCATATTATTTAATGATAATAAATAAAATAAAAAAAAATAAAAAAATAAAAAAATAAAAAAATATAAGAATAATATAAAAAAATAAAAAATTTGTTAAATAGGAAATATATATTTAGTAGAATAAAACGTTAACTCTTTATCATTAAAAGGATATAAATTGTTATTATCGACATATCCCAGTATCATACATTTACCTATATCAATTGCTATATTAGTATCTTTTATACAATAATAATCATTATATTTTCTTATATACATTTTAGGTTTACGTAACGATTGATTA